AAAAAGGCACCTCTCACAGTAAATCTGACAGACAGTTTGGAATAAGCACATTAGCCGAAATTTTAAGATGTGATAAAAAAGATGTTGCGACTTTATTTAGTTGGATAGGAATAGGTTATGCGACTGTTGAGGGCTCTTCAGCCATTGGTAATATAATTGAATATGCTCCAAATAAATACGAAGTTAGTATATCAGGCACTAGAAATGGAGAGAGTGTGCATAGTTTAGTTAAAATGGATGGACCTACTTTAAGAGATATGAAAAAATTTTATGATGAGGTAATAAAACAAGCTCAAATCTGGATTCCTAGAATGAAAGCGATGGATTTTGAAACGATTGTAAAAAACAAATTTGAAGAAAGAATTAAATCAAAAGATTACATCGAAGGTAATGCCATAGCAGAAGAGTTTAAAACGTACTTCGATAAATATGTATTTAAAAAACAAGCTTCAACCGATCCAAAACAATTACTTAACTTTCAAATGCCGGTGTTTAATATAAATAAATCACAAATGGATTTTAATTTAATTCACTTTGAAGATTGGTTGAGAGAGCAAAGATATAATTTTGGAGATCGTCATGATTTAAAAAAAAGTATTCAAGATTATCTACAAGGAAAATCAGTTAATGGTAAAATTAAAGATGAGGATGGTGAGTGGAAATCATGTGTGCATTGGCGAATTCCTAATTACGAAATAAAAGACAAGAACGTATTAACTATAGACGGAGAAACAGTAGAACAACAGGAGATAAAAGAAATTGATTTCGAAAAAGACGCTATCAAAGATTAGAGTTATTGCAGGACCGCCGGGCACTGGAAAGACGCATACAAGAATTAAAGAAGAATATATAAAGCTGTATGACAAATATGGACCTGAACGTGGAATACTTTTAACACACAGTAGAGTAGCTAAAAATGAATTAATAGATATGGTGGTAGGAATACCCAAAGTTAAAGAGAGCGTGCATTTAAAAGAAAACGAAGATTATTTTAAACATAAAATTTGCACCATACATGCCTATGCTAAACACAATGCAAGTCAAAGAAGAGAGGTTTTTGATAGAAAGGCTGACTATGAAAATTTATGTAAAATAGCGCCTATGCTTAGATTAAAAAACATAGGTACGAAAGATCCAATTAAACACCACCCATTTTTTAAATGTAATACGGAAGCTCACGGTAGAGGTAAGACTATTAAAGATCATTGGCAAACAGCAGAAGACCCTTTTAGAAGTTACGATCCTTACAATCTTGGTATGATATTAGACATAAAAAAGAAATATGAAAAATTTAAAGACGATAACCACATACAGGATTATCCTGATATGTTGGACTTTTATGTTAAAAAAATAAACGTACCTGTTGTTGATTTTTTAATTGTAGATGAGGCACAGGACTGTAACGTCCCTCAAATGTTAGTCATAGACAAAATGGGTGAACATGCCAAAGAAATAATATTAGTGGGAGATCCTAATCAAACCATATTTCAATTTGCGGGAGCTGATCCTGATTTTTTTGAAAAACTATTTGCAAAGGTAAAAAAAGAAGATGAATTAATACAGGGAAAAAGATGTAGTAAAGCTATAAACGCTTTTGCTAAAAAAATTATAAAACCCATTTGGGATCATTACGGATATGAAAGAACATGGTTACCTACAGATGTAGAGGGTAGCGTGCAAATATTACAAAATTTAGATTTGTCTGATGGATTAGATAATTTAATTCAAAAAATAAAAAAGTCAGATCAGTCATTTTTATTTACATATCGAACAGAAAAATCAAAACAGTGGATAATACCGTTTTTTGAACGAGAGGGATTTAAATACAAACAAGTGGGTAGTGACTATAATCATGTATCTGATGAGGAAATTAATGCACACGTTACTTGGCCTGACTTTTTAAAAGGTGTTCCACAGTCACTAGAACAAATACAACATTATTGGGATCATTTAGATAAAATCTATAAACTAAAAGACGCTAGAATATTTAAAAAAATCATAAAGAAAAATTATACTTATCAAGATTTTGTAAAGATGGAATATCTAGTGGGTGGCTTAGAAAAAAAATATGGGTTTTATCAACTAACAAAAGTTCCAAAGACAGAAGAGAAAGAACAGAAACATAAATCTAGACTACTTTACATAAAAACAATAATTGCAAAGGGTAATGTAAATCAAAAAAGTGTGGTGGAATATGGAAACTTTCATCAAGTAAAAGGTTTAACAAGAGATAATGTTATAGTTGATCGAACCATAACAAGAGACGAACCAGGGTTTGAACAAAGACGACTTGGTTTTACAGCAACCACCAGAGGAAAATACGATGCGTGGATTTTAAGATCACAAAATGGAAGGGAGTTAATATTATGAGTGCGTACAAAAAACAAATTGGAGGATCCCATTATAAATCGATGGTCATGCAGCCAAGTGAGTTTATAAATAAAAATAGGTTGCCCTTCGCGGAAGGGTCGGCTATAAAGTACATATGCAGACATGCTTTGAAAGGGAAAGAAGAAGATATCGATAAGGCTATACACTATTTAGAAATGATTAAAGAAAGAGATTATAAATAATGTGTACAGTTCCACAGATAAAAGAATTAGATTTATCTGGAGTAGATACTGTAGCTGTTGACTTAGAAACTTACGATCCTAATTTAAGAACAAAAGGATCTGGTGCTATAACAGGCGATGGATATGTTTGCGGTATAGCTGTAGCCACGCACAAGCAAACATTTTATTTTCCAATAAAGCACAGCATGACAGATAATTTAAACGTAAAAGATACGTGGGATAGTTTAAACAAACTAATATTTCAAAACGAAAAGATAGCAAAAGTTTTTCACAACGCCATGTACGATGTTTGTTGGATTAGAGCTACCACTGGCCTAATGTTAAAAGGACCTGTGTATGACACCATGATTGCTGCGTCTGTTCTTGATGAAAATAGAATGAAATATTCTTTAGACTCTCTTAGTAAAGATTACTTAGGTGATACTAAATACAAGTGGGATCTAAGAGATAAATCTATATCCCAATACGGTATAAGTGATCCCATGAGTAACATGAACAAGTTGCCTTATGTTTTAGTAAAAGACTATGCAGAGCAAGATGTAAATTTAACTTTTAGATTATGGAGTTTGTTTGAAAAAAAATTAGACGAAATTATATACCAACCAAAGGGTAAAAGTCCACGAAAAATTTTTGATTTAGAAACAAGATTGTTCCCTTGTTTAGTTGACATGAAGTTCAAAGGAGTTAAAATTGATGTCGAAAAAACTAAGGAGTTTGGTAGATTTTTAGAAAGAAGAAAACAAAAACTTTTACAAATAATAAAAGATAAAACGGGTATTGAAGTTAATATATGGGCAGCAGCTTCAATAAAAAAACTTTTAGATAAATTAAAAATAACAGATTATCAAGTTACTCCTAAATCTAAGATGCCTAAATTACCAAAAGATTATTTAAACACACACAAAGAAGTCCTGCTAAGACTTATAGCTAAAGCTAGAGAGTGTGAAAAAGCAAACAATGCTTTTGTAGAGGGACTGTTAAGTTTTGTACATAAAGGTAGGATACACGCAGATATAAATCAAATTAGATCTGACCAAGGTGGGACAGTTACTGGAAGATTTAGTATGTCTAATCCCAACTTACAACAAATACCTGCAAGAGGTTGGATCGGTGAAAGGATGAGAGATATTTTTATTCCTGAAGATAATAATACGTGGGCTAGTTTTGACTACTCACAACAAGAACCTAGAATAGTCGTTCACTATGCAATAAAATTATTAAAAGATAATCCTGAATTAAAACAAGAAGATTTACCAAAACAATACAGAGACAAGGTTAAACAAAAAATTATTAAAAGTGTAACAAAGATGGAGGAATTTTATAAAAAGGATGCAGATGCAGACTTTCATCAACTAGTTGCAGACATGGCAAAGATACCAAGAAGACAAGCAAAAACAATAAATTTAGGGATGTTTTATGGCATGGGTAAGATGAAGCTACAGAAAGAATTAAATTTAGATAAAGATGAAGCGAAAGATTTGTTTGATAGATATCACGGAGAGGTGCCTTTTATAAAAACATTGTCACAAGAACTGATAGATTTTGCTAGAGATAACGAACTTTTATTTAC